GTTCTCCACGGTGCCCAGCAGACCGCTGGCATGGATCAGCGGCTGCGCCACGGCGCTGTTGCCGTAGAAGGTTCGCGTGTCGGCGGTGCCGCCGGCTTCGATCCATGCCGCGAAGTGGTAGCCGAACGTGAAGTCTTCGTACATCGCCCACAACTCCACGATCAGGTCCGCGACGTTCCGCAGGCCGGCGAACTGCGCGTGGTTCGTGACCGAGGTGTTGTCGATGCCAATGCCGACGATAGCAGAGCGCGGGGTCGCGGTGCTGTTCGTGGAATGCGTCCGCAGCTTGACTTCGACAGGGCTATCCGTGCCGCACAGCCACTCGACCTGATTGAGCGCATTGTTGTTCGCCTGCCGCCACGTAGAGACGCCGCCGGGCGCGACGTAAGTCCAGCTGACGGCAGTCTCGGCACGGCGCATCATGCGCGGCGAGCGACCGAAGTAGTTCGACAGAAAGCGCCGGCGGAAACTGTCTTCGGTGTTGCCCGAATTGGTAGTTCGGAACGCGCCGAGATACAGCGCCATGCGCGCCGGCACGACGACGTTCACGCTGTTATTGCGCACCGTGATCTGGTTTTTGTTGACGAGGCGGCCCTGAAAGAACTCGAGCTCAGTCGTGCCAGCGCCGGTCCCGCGCGCAGTGTTGTTGCCCCAGCGCGGTCCAGCGCCGACCGCTACTACACCAGCGTTGAGATATGCGAAGACGTCGTAGTTACCTCCCGAGGTATGCACCGAGGCGTCGATGACGACGGGGAGCTGGTCGAAAGTGTAGGACAGCCATGAGGTGCCGTTCCACAGGACCATGGTGTTGCCGCCGTCCGGCAGCACGTAGATCGTGTTGACGCTCGCGATGTCGACCGAAGTCACCGGCACGCCGGGCTGCAGCGAGAGATGCACCGTGGTGAAGCTCGCCGGGCCCTGCGGTCCAGCCGCGCCAGCGGCACCGGCAGCGCCGGCAGCGCCGGGCGTTCCAGCAGCGCCATCAGCGCCGGCCGGTCCGGTCAAGCCGATGGGGCCCTGTGCGCCGGTCGCGCCAGTGTCGCCCTTGTCGCCCTTCGCGCCGGTCGCGCCGGTCGCGCCAGCAGCGCCAGCAGCGCCGTCAGCACCATGCGTACCGTCCGCGCCGGCAGCGCCGGTCGCGCCAGTGTCGCCCTTGTCGCCCTTCGGGCCGGTGAGGCCAGTCGCGCCGGTGGGGCCCTGCGGACCCACGGGGCCCTGTGCTCCGGCCGCGCCAGTGTCGCCGGGGAGGCCAGTCGCGCCGGTCGGCCCTTGGATGCCCTGCGGGCCCTGAATGCCTTGAGCGCCGGTCGCGCCCGTGTCGCCCTTCACACCCTGCGCGCCGGTCGCGCCGGTCGCGCCGGTGGGGCCCTGAATACCCTGCGGGCCAGCCGGGCCTTGGATGACGCCGACGTCAACGAAGGCCGCGCCGTTCCACACCCAGAGATGCCCGGCCACGAGATAGCCGTCACCGACTTCGTTGCCCGTGGCGGGGAGATCGTCAGTCGTCGCGCGGCTGCCGAGGATCTTCACGCTCGTACCGTCAGCGCCGGCCGGGCCAGTTGCGCCGGTCGCGCCGGGGGCACCGTCAACGCCGGCAGCGCCGGTCGCACCCTGCGGTCCAGTCGCGCCGGTCGCACCCGTTGCGCCGGTGTCGCCCTTGACGCCCTGCGGGCCCTGAATGCCCTGCGGGCCGACAGCGCCAGTCGCGCCGGTCGGTCCAGTCAAACCGATGGGGCCTTGCGGTCCCTGTGCGCCCTGCGGGCCGACAGCGCCGGTGAGGCCAGTCGCGCCAGTCGCGCCAGTCAAGCCGATGGGCCCTTGCGGTCCCTGCGAGCCGGTCGAGCCGGTCGCGCCGGTCGCGCCAGTGTCGCCCTTGACGCCCTGCAAGCCAGTCGGGCCGATGGGGCCCTGAATACCCTGCGCGCCGGTAGCGCCAGTCGCACCCGTAGCGCCAGTCGCACCCGTTGCGCCGGTCGCGCCGGGGACGCCGGGGACCGTATCGAACTCGATGGAGATGGGCGGCAACGGCGCGATCGCTACAGTGATCGGCGTGTCCGGCGTAATGACGATGTTCTGGTCGCTCACGATACGGGCCTCGTCGGCAGTAGCGTCACGGGGATGCGGACGACGGAAGCGATGGGGATCTGGCTCACGGACCGGATCAGCACGAAGTTGGTCACCAGCGCGCCGCGGTGCAGGTTCTTGGTCTGTGCTGGCGTCAGCGACACCGTGAGGATGTTCTCTGCAATGGTCGCGCCGACGCCCGGCCCGATGGCCATGAGCTGGACTGGATCATTCGCGTTACGCCGAAACTCCGCGCGGATCCCGTCGCCCGGCTGGAAGAAGTCCACCGGGAACGAGAAGCGCTGGGACCAAGCGAAGCCGATATAGATCGGGTTGTAGACTTCATCGTCGGCCATGGTTCCGCCTTACTGGGGAGGGGCCCAACCGGAGCCCCCGCGTTGACTGCCGCCGGCGAAGCTGGGGAAACGCCAAGCCTGCGCGCGGAAGACATTGTTGTGCTGCTGCTCGATGCGCGCCGTCGCGACACCGGACCGGAAGCGGCGCAAGTGATACACCGACATTTGCGTGTTCGTATAGGGCTTGCTGGGCTGCGAGAGCAGCTTCCCGAGCACGCCGTCCACGATGGTGTTGCGGTGCTTCAGGAGCACCCACTCGGGGAACAGCACATATCCCTTGCTGTCCGATGGGTCAGCGACAGACAGCGCAACCGCGGCGCGGATCGTGGTCTTCACGTTCGGCTGCATGCGCAGCTGGATCTCGCCCGGCACCGCCATGGTGCCCAGCAGGACGCCGCCGCGGCGGTTGTCGGCGGTCTTCTCGTACATCCACATGAGCTTGTCGATGACCGCATTGCAGCTGGGGCTCAGGTAGTAGATTTGGCCGGGCACTTCGCCGGGGAGCGCGTCGAACTCGATCTCCTCGATCCATGCGTTCGAGCCCTTGAAGAACTCGTCCATCACGGTGAATAGCTCAAGCTGCATCAGCGCATCGGTCGCGCCGGGAGCGCGGACGCGGATGGTGTTCATCAGCCGTTCGATGTCTTTTGCGGACATTAGGAGGCCACCGTCAGCAGCTTGGAAGTGAACATATTGAGGAAGGCAGCAGCGCGCTGATCCTGCGTCTCCTCGTCGTCACGGAGCGTCACGGTGCCGATGATAAAGTAAAGCAGCGCCACACGATACATCTGATCGAGGGGGACGGCAGCCGTGGGCGCGTCCATCGTGTAGTCGGGGAATACGATGCCGATCACTAGGTCCGGTCGGATGCGGCGGATCTCCATCAACCCATTGTTGAGAGCGTCCACCATATCTGCGCTGGGGTAGCGATAGTCGGGGTCTTGGTCTTGAAGCAGCACCCGCGCTTGCGACACGTAGTCCTGCACGGTTTTGAGAGCTGCCATGGGGTCCGCCTGACAAGAGAAAATCAGGGCCGGGGGTTACCCAGCCCTGATCTCGTTATCGCCTACTTAGCCCTTGATGACAACCGCCTGCGCGATGGCGGTGCCGTCGAGCACCTTCCAGCCGTAGATCTGGAGGCCGCGCATGATCTGACCGAAGGTCATTTCGGAGCGCAGGGTTTCCATCTTGGTCATCTGCGAGGCGAAGGTCAGGCCGTGCGCGTGGCCCGCGTAGATCGCGAACTCGCCGGCGGCCAGACCAGCCGCAACGCCCGAGGGCATCAGGTTGGACGTGTAGAGCGTGAAGCGATCCACCATGCCCAGACGGCCATTGCGGAGCATCGACACGCCGTCGCCGGACAGGTAGGCCTGACGCAGCTCGGAGCGCTTCACCGAAACACCCAGCCACGTCGGCATGATGATCCAGCGACCCGTCTCCGGGATGTTCTGCTCGTCCAGCACCTGACCCAGACGCAGCATCATGTCGAGCACGTCGACCTGACCGCCGGTCGGGGAGGCCGGCACCACGACGAGCGGGGTGCCCGAAGCGCCGAGGTTGATCGAGCCGGTGATCTTGCCGGCGGCGATGCCGCGGTTCGCCGGATCGGCCTGATTGAGCATGCCCAGCATGACCGCCTTGTCGATGACGATCTTCATCTGCTCGGCAGCATCGTCCGACCACATGGACATCAGGTTCAGATCGCTCTGCACCTCCATCACGTCATCGAGGATGGTGTTGAAGTACATGCCTTGGTCGATGGTCAGGGTGACCTGATTGCCCTGCGGGCGCTCAAGTTCCAGCGAGCCGTCGACCAGATACTTCTTGATCGTGATCGTCGGCTTGGTGCGGATGTGAACCTTGTCGCCATGGTTCGCGATTTCGCCCTGATAGTCGGTGTTCGAGATCGCCGCCAGCACGGTGCTGGCGTAGAACTTCTCGATCAGCTTGCCCGACCAGATCTCCGGGATGAAGCCGGAGGCCGAGAGGCCGTTGCCGGCGCTGCCGGTGGGGTAGATCGGGGGATTGGAGACGCCAGAAGCAACGGGGAACGCCATAGCGTTTTGCCTTTCGGAGGATGAAGCGGGGAGGGTTTACCTAACCCGGCCTTCGCGCTGTGCCGAGAAAATGAGCTGTTCATACTGCTCTTTTTCTTCGGGAGAATACACGCCGCCCTTTCGGACGTTCGCATAGAACTCAGCGATCTGGCCGGTGGTGATGATGGGCTTCTCGTCGTCGGGGGCTTGTG